CAAATATGTCGGTTGACACACACGGCAGAAGTCATTCGGCCGCTATCGGTGATTTGGATAGTGTGATTAGAGGTGATTATGTTCCATTAGACACATGGCATAATGTAGGAGACGCAGGAACGGGTTTGGGCACCACATTCTTGGGTACATATGAAAGTGCACTCCCGCTATCGACACAGTTTTTAAGGTTTCGGAAATTTACGGATAAGGTTACAATCGAGGGTGATTTCAACACCACTAACATTACTACAGGAACCACACTAGGTCAAATATTCCAACTGCCCGTTGGTTATAGACCTTCTACTACTCAGTTTTTTTATATTTACGGCAGGGCAAAAGGTGTTCCGAGTTCAATCTTATATGCAAACGACAGACTGTATCGAATAATAATATCAACGGGCGGTTCTGTGTTCATAACTTCTATGCTAGAATACCAAGCCTTAGAAGGAGGGGATATAAACATAAATTTCTATCTGTCACGTGTGTCTAATATCACCTTTCCAATAAACTAACCCAATCGCATGAGCTTTATTACATTTTACGAAAACGAGAGTGTTCAGATATTCACATTCCTTCCTTTGGGGGGTAATGTGAATACCATCGTATCTAATTTTGATGGTGTGGTGAGCGAATATGATATCAATGTTATATATGCATATAGCATTGACGGCACAACATATTCGGACTATAGCACAGAAAATGTGTTCAATGTGATTATTCAGACCCTTGCGTACAACAAAATACATGTTAGGGCACAAGTATCGGTAAAGCCCAAGATAAGTACTTACAACACCATTTTTTTTAGATCACTACTTGCAGACGGTGTTCCGATGTGTGTGGAAGCCGTTTCGTTTCCGAAACAAAACTCTGTTGTTCATTCTTGTTTGAATGCCAACCTATGGAGGTATCATGATGATTTAGAATCTGTGCATGAAATGCGAAAGGCTCTTAGTTATGCCCTCAGCAATAACATGGGTTTTGATGGTCATTATTTTCGCACAGACAATACGGGCAAGAATATGACGTTCAAAACATACACAATCCATAATGTGACAGAGGACTCAAAAATAAAGGTAATCATAAATGCCGAGAACACCCCAAAGGATGATCTACACATAGACGAATTTCAAATGTACTATGGCGGTATCAAGGTGTTTATCGACAGAACCGAATGGGACAATAACTTCTCGGCTCCTCCGACCCCAAAAGATTCAATTTGGTTGCCGATGTTCAAAAGAAGAATGACAGTATCGAAAGTTGTTGGAGATTTGGACTTTATGAACCGATTTGTGGCCTACGAATTGTCGCTAATTAAATATGTTGATGATGCAAGCGTAAACACAGAACGTATCGACCATATTACGGAAGACTTTGGTGACTATATTGATGGTGCAGGAATTATGCAAGATGTTGAGGAGACAAAAGAATACATCGAGGCATCGCAGGCAGACAGCTCGGTACAGGACAGCGAGGTTTCCAAAGACATGGACAACCATAATTATCATTCTCTACTAAGAGAACGAATAAGCCCGTTATATGCCATTAGGGCATCTATTCAACACAGAGGATTGATGGGTGTTGATTGGTTATACAGAAGTCCCGAATTAGAGGCAGACACCACAATGCTTAAATATGATGTGAGCAATTTTGATACTAGCACATATTCACTTTCGTTTTGGGCCTCATTCTCCTTGATAGAAGATCGCACAATATACAAAACATTTAGACTAGGCAATCTTGCCCACCAATTTAGTTTAGAATCAGGTGGTAATGTTTCGTTGGAGGTCTTTAGTGGCGCACAATCAAAAAAAGTATTCACAACACCCACAACGCCATTGGTCGTGGGTAAGTATTACAACTTTCATATCAACAAAACACAGTCGCATTTGACTATAACAATAAGCGAGTATGACAAAACAACGGCAGCATTGTTAACTATCCAAGAAGGAGTGTTTGTGAACTCACTTTCCGACAACACAATAAATGTTTTGGAATTTGTTTGTAACAAAAATCCGATCACCTTGGGCATGATAAAAATGAATTCTAAAATAGTAAGCAAATCAAACCTATTGGCACACCTATTCCCTATTAATCATTTTGATAATATCTTTACAGACGACAGCAAGATCGTACAATCAAACAACAACGCCTCTCCTCCACTAAACGATATAATTGGTTTGTCGGATGACGTAAATAATAATTGTTAGATCAGCGATTTTATTTGACCAATTTTTTGACAGACTTCAAGTCTTGTACCACAGAATCAACGATTGCCTGAAAAAGATTACACTTGCTGACCTGTCTAACCTTTTTAATGCTCTTAATAACTTTTTTGTCTAACATAAACTATATTTTTATTAATATAAATCTTCGCTATATAAACGCTTAATTTTGGTGTCAATTTGTCCTGCAACGAATGCAATGTCGGCAGCCTCCTCTCTTGTCAGGAATCTGTTTTTGCTTGACAGAAACCCTTGCACAACCTTGGCATAGTCAAACGCAGAACTTGGTTTCGTGGATAGTGCATGAACGATGCCTATTACATTTGGGTGTCTAAATCCACAAACAACAACACCCTCTGTTATGTTAATCGGGCTATGAACAGGTTTTTCGACCTCCTTGTACCAAGTTGCCGCACACAGGATGTACTCTTTATCTTTCATTGATTGATATATTTAAATTTTCAATATTTATGGTAATACCGTGTTTGAAATAATGTGTCGGACTTCCTATAAGGGTGTAATAAACCCCCTCGCTGCTTGCCATGTAAAAGTGATTACCATTTGGCTTGGGCTTTTTCAACATACCGACCTGTCCACTGCTTAAAATTAAAGGAAATAGTTCGATACCAAACTTTTTCCTAATCTTCTCAGAGATTTTATAGGCAGGAAATGAAATCTTATTGGCTTCAGACAACAACATTTTAACATAATCAAAGTGTATGTTATTGTAATCCTTCAGGACGCAATCCTTTGCCTTCTGACTCCCCCAAACACGATTGGACAGGTGTTCTTCTTTTAGGTCGCCAACAAATCTTTTTTTGAAGTCGTCATGAACACGTCTGTTTTTACCATCAACAAAGACCTCCATAAACACAATTTTTGGTATTTTACTTTCGAATAGCATACATCTAAAAAGCATGTCCAAGTCTCCGTTGTCGAACACATCCCATTGTCTAAGACCCTTGCTTAATGCCTCGAACAAACAATCTATCGTGCCGTGTTGCAGGTCTCCAATAACGGTCTCCAAAAAATCGTTAAAACTTTCCTTGCCTAGACATGAAATTATTCTGAATAACATTTCATACTTATCCATGTATTTACCAAGACGAGAACTATTCTCCTTGCAGATTTCTAATATATCCGAGTACGGGTCAGCAACACTTCTTAGTTTAAGGACACTGTCAATGGTCTCTCTATTGTACTGCATAATTATTTTGGTGGGGTTCTTACGATTAAATTGAGCTCCAATAAGTTAAACATCCTTAGCTCTGATTTGTGGGGTAGTAACATTTCCCGAAATGCTTCCAAGTATTCCATCTTATAATACTTGAAGACCATAGAAAATAATATCGTGTCCAAGAAAATATATTTTTTGTCGGCAAGCATTTTCTTGAACGGTTTTAAAAACCCTGACACGCTGATTGGTTGATCAATATTCTCACAGAACTCTATGGTGCTAGAGAAATTGTCAAGCCAAATTTCGGCCTCTTCCTTGGTTTTTACTCTCTCGTCTTTTATCAACCCTTCCTTTACTGCCCGATTAATCATTTCATCAATAAAATCCATTCTTTTTGGTTGGGATAAAATTCCATAAGAAGAGCCCGAATTATAATGACCGTCGGTGTCGCCATAAACACAGGCAGCAGACCAATCACCCTCTGATTTTATCAATATCCCCAAATCCCACTTGACACCCTGACAGTCAATAAATTTTCCTAGCGGTGTGCAGTAGTCCCACATCCATTCTTTGGCCAATGGATAGTAAAAGTCTGTTATTTTAATTTGCATATTTTTTTGTATAAAATGTACTGATCAGGATTTCGAATCAACAAAATCCAATGTCTTTCCTAGGCAGTGTCTTACTATTTTTGTGTAATTAATTTCTGACCCTCATCGAATGACCTGTTAAAGTCTTCAAAAATCGGTTCGATATCATACCCCTTAGAAACACCATTTAGGTAGAATTCAACAAACAAATCGTTTGTTTCGCCATATTCTTTTATGGCAGCCACAAAATCGGGGCTGTTTGTGAATATGTAATCTACGACAGCCTTTGTTTTGGTGTCACCCTTGCATTCTTTGTGACACTTCAAATACGTGTCAATAGTAGCCTTTGCAGACTTCACCTCATTTAGCGGGTGCAATTGGCGTCCACACATATCTTCGATGTCGGTGCCTGTATAAACCTTAAATTTTTTCATTATGCTATATTTCATTTTCAATAATATCCTCCAAACGATTCGCAAGCCAAACAATATCCTTTCGGGAAATTATTTCCTTAATGGCATCACCCAATGTGGACATCGGTAATGGCATATCATAATCATCCTCGATGATAATTGCTCCCTCGGTCTCGGAAACGTTTTCAGAGTCTTCACGAATCATTTTACAGCCGTGATATGTGTCTAATAGATCATGCATCAATTGAAATGAGCCATCACCTTCCTCTCCTTCTTCCTCGTCCTCTTTTTCGATATCCTCCGCCGTAAGACCAAAAAGCTTGTTATACAAACCCGTTGTTTTAGGTTTTGTTAGTTTTTCTATTTGGGCCTTTAGTAGGGCGTTTTCTTCTACTAATTCTTTTTTGAGCATTTGCATGTTTTTCGAATTATTAAAACCAAAGGAGTATTTATACACACACTCAATAATAGCGATCAATACTAATTTTTAAGTAAAATTTCAAATGTGAAATATAAATATCCCTTGGTTGTTGTAATATAAAACAAAATGTTAAGAATTCAAAATATCCTAACTATTTTCGAATAA